GACCATTCTTCTGTTGTGGCTACTTGTGCAGTAAAACCAGCATTTGCACCACCAAAACTTAAAGCAGATGTACCACTTGCTCCAGCTCCTGCGTGATACTGCATAGCAGTACCTAAACTAGCAACTTCAGTCCAAGCTGATCCATTCCATTGTTCAACATCTTGTTCTCCTGAACCTGAAGGAGGTTGTCCTCCAAAAACTACACCGCTTGTTGTAGTGCCTGCTCCTGCTGTTTGTGTTCTAACACTTATATCAGCTATCTCTGTCCATGATGATCCATCAAATTGTTCTGTGGCAGCTTGATAAGTTCCTGGCGGATTACTTTGTCCTCCTGCCATTATTGCGGCTGTTGACGTTCCAAAACCAGCACCAACATATCTGCCAGTATTTAAATCACCAGTTTCTGTCCATGATGATCCGTTCCATGATTCAGTTATTCCTGTATCAGTAGCAGAAACAGGAGAATGGGGAGGTATGTGACCACCAAAAACGACTGTAGCTGTGTTTGTAGCTCCAGCTCCTCTTAAACCTCTTCTAGCTGTGTTTATTTCTGTGGTTTCAGTCCAGCTACTTCCGTCCCAAGTTTCCACATTATCAACTTCGTTAGAATCAGGTTGAACCATTTGATTTGTTCCTCCACCAACTACAATTGCAGCAGTAGAAGGTGAATTTTGTGAACTTCCCAGTCCTCCTCTTGCTGTATTTAAATCTCCAGTTTCAGTCCAGCTTGTACCATTATATGATTCAACAATATTTTTTGCAGTAGTTGATGGAACAAAACCTCCTACAGCTAAAGCAGCAGTTTGTATTCCAAGTCCAGCTAGTTCCATTCTAGCAGTATTCATGTTGCCACCAGATGCCCAAGCTCCAGCATATAATGCAGGATCAGTATCCGTTGCTTGTATTGATCCGCCTTTAATTTCTATATATTTCGTCATGCGTTTGTACTCGCTAGTGTTTGAAGTGCTTCAGGCACAGTCCATTCTTCTGTTGTGGCTAAATTAGGAGCACCACCAAAAGATAAACCAAGAGAGCTTGTTCCTGATCCATAAGAGTGTGTTTTTGCCGATGGTAAATCAGCTAATTCTGTCCATGTACTTCCATTCCATGATTCTGTATTTGTTTTAGCACCTGGATCATCAGTTCCACCAAATAATAATACATCAGTATTAGTAGGTCCATTTGAACCTCTTCCTGTTCTAGCTGTATTAATCTCTGTTGTCTCAGTCCATGCTGTTCCATTCCATGATTCGACTTCAGAATTAGGATTATTGCCACCAAATTTTAATGCAGCAGTTGTTGTTCCAGCAGCACCATGATTTGCTACAGCAGTATTAACATCAGCTATTTCTGTCCATGCCGATCCATTCCATTGTTCTACTTCAGTATGTTTAGGTGGTCCAGTTGCACCACTAATTGCTAAAGCCGCAGTTGAAGTTCCACAACCATCTACTTCTCTTCTAGCTTGATTTAAATCCCCAACTTCTGTCCAGCTTGAACCATCAAAACTTTCATTAATACCTGTATTATTAGATGGTCCTGGAGAGATTCCACCTCCTGTTGCTAATGTAGCAGTAGATGTGCCAATCCCTGCCATACTTGAACGACCTGTATTCAAATCTCCTACTTCAGTCCAGGATGAGCCATCATAAGATTCAGTAATTGCTAATCTACTAGGAGCTGGTGGATAACCACCAAAAGCTATTGTTGCAGATTGAGTTCCACCTTTTGAACCACTAAGTTCTGTTCTTCCTGTGTTCAGATTACCACCAGATGCCCAAGTTCCTCCTGACATTGGTTTCCCAACATATTTTAAAACGCCTGATGATGGATCTGCGTTATAGTATATGTCGCCTAAATTTAATTGTCTGAATGTTGCTGGACCAGTATCGAATTCTTCTGTAGCAGTTGAACCACCACTTCCAGCATTACCTCCCGCAAATAGTGCAGCGGGTTGTGTTCCTATACCGCCTCCATTATTTCTAGCTGTGCCTAAATCTGAAATTTCGGTCCATGAAGTTCCATCAAAAGCCTCTGTTTTAGTCAAGTTACCACTTGGGTTTGATCCTCCAAAACATAAAGCTAAAGTTGTAGTTCCAGCACCACCTCCATTGCTTGTTCCAGTATTTAAAGCTGCTATTTCTGTCCATGTAGAGCCGTTCCAAGATTCTACATTAGTTATAGCAGTTGGATTACCTCCTATTGCTAAAGCAGCTGTTATAATTCCACAAGAAGCAAGTTGATTTCTTCCAACATTTAAATCTCCACTTTCAGTCCAAGACGATCCATCCCATTTTTCTGTTTCTTGCCCTGGAGCAGGTGAAGCACCACCAAAAACTACTCCAGAAGTGTTTGAAACTCCAGCTCCTGCCAAAGCATATCTTGCGGTATTTATTTCACTAACTTCTGTCCACGCGGATCCATTCCATGATTCCACTAAGTCTGAAGGACCAGGCGATGGATCTATATATCCCCCAGCAGCTATAGAAGAAGTATTTGTTCCAAACCCTGTTAAACCTCTTCTAGCCGTTATCTCGGCTGTTTCCGACCAAGAAGTTCCATCATAAGATTCAACTCTATCTGAAAGTCTGGGACTTGCAGGATGTAAATCTCCACCCATAAGCAAAGCTGCAGTTTGAGTTCCTGCACTTCCTGTGTAATATCTTCCTGTATTTAAATTATTACCTGATGACCATGATCCTCCTGCTATTTGTGAAGAAACAGCATCAGAAGCGATATTCTGGATACCTAATCCTTTTATACCTTTATAGGTTGTCATTAATTAATTCCTTATGGTAGATTGTATTTAACTGGTTTAGCTCCAAGTCTTGCAATTTTTTCAGCTGATGTTTCACCATCAACATTGTTTGCATCCCAAGCATCTTGAGCATCTTCAATTTCACCATCTACAATAGCTTGAGCTTCTGATTTAGTTTTAGTTGTTCCAACAACTTTAGCAATCCATTGATCACCAAATATATTGTCATCAACTACCCAAACATTACCTGGATGACCTGCAAGATACATCTGTTTTCTCTCTTCATGAGTGAAAAAGTTCTTGCCCCAGTTTTCTTTTACACAGTATTTGTATGCCATAGTTCCTCCTTTAATTCTATTAACCTGTTGTTACTTTTTTAAATGCGTGTGTCACAGTCCATTCCTCGGTAGCATTTGTAACTGGAGGTGGGTTATTACCACCAAAAGCTACTGCAGATGTACCTGATCCAGCACCACCTAAACTATGTCTGCCACCAGATAAATCAGCCACCTCAGTCCATGAGGACCCATCCCAAGATTCAGTAATTGTTCTATTTGGATTACCACCAAAAATTAAAAATGAATCTGGAGCTCCAGCAGTAGTGCCTGAATTTTGATACCTAGCTGTACTTACAGAGGAAATTTCAGCCCATGCAGAACCATTCCATTCTTCAGCTGAATTTGAAGCCGCAGGACCTGCGTCTCCTGCAGCTGCTATGGCTGCTGTATAAACTGTTCCTCCGCCTGATCCAAAAATTTTTCTAGCTGTATTTAAATCACCCTGTTCAGCCCAACTACTTCCATTCCAGTATTCTGTGTTGGCAGCTACTGCTGGTCCTGCGTCTCCACCAAAAACTATTCCAGAAGTATTTGAAGCTCCAGCACCACCTAGTGCACTTCTGCTTGTATTTATTTCAGTACTTTCTGTCCAAGAAGAACCATCCCAAGATTCAACTTGGTTTGTGTTGCCTGATATTATTCCTGAAGTGGAAGTTCCAAATTGACCTTGTGCATAAGTTCTTGCAGTATTAATTTCATTAACTTCTGTCCAAGATGTGCCATCGTATTTTTCTACATTATCTTTTGATCCAGGAGATCCTCCAGCTGCTAAAGCTGCAGTATTAGAAACTCCAATTGAAGCCATATTATCTCTAGCTGTATTTAAATTTCCTCCCGAACCCCAAGCTCCTGTTCCAATACCTATGTATTTAAATTGTCCATCAGAAGAATTATAATATAAATTACCTTCAAATGCTGAAGGAGAAGTTCTGTCTGGGTCCAAAGTGTATGACTTAACATGAACACCTTTGTCTTTTTTATAAGTAGCCATTATTTATCAGTTAATAGCCAACCGTGTGTAGAGTCAACATAAACTAAATTAAATGCAGCTCTTTCTGTTGCTACAGTTAAGTCTTCTGCTGTTCCCTGTATTGGCTGTGAATTTCTTCCTATTGTTATATTGTTTGTGTCTGCTGTTCCTGCATAATCAATAACTGTTACTGTATCTCCAAGTGAAGGAGAAGCAGGTAGTGTCATTGTAATTGCACCAGAAGTTGTGTTTACAAAATAACCTCTACCAGAAACCATTGTTGTATTACTTGTAATAATGGATTGCCATGAAGTTCCGCCTGGATTGTATGTTT